GCGTGTAGTTGCGCTCGGCCTTCTCGAACGCCTCACGTGCCGGCCCAGGATCGGAGACCTGGACCGGCACGGTGACGCTGCGGCGGGCCTTGGCGGCCAGCCGCTCGCGCAGGGTGCTCACGAGATGCGAACCCAGGTGACGGTGCCGTCCACGACGGTCCCGCCGACCTCCGCCGGGGCGGTCGGCTCGGCGGCGTCGGACGTACCGGCCACGGTCGCCTCCAGCGACTCCCCGCCGGTGAGGGTGACCTTGTCGCCCACGTCGTACGCGGTGGTCGCCTCCCAGTCGGCGAACGCGGGGATCTCGACATCCTCGGCGGGCACCTGGGTGATCGAGAAGTTTCCCGTGAGCTGGGACGCCTGGTCGGACACGGAGCGGACCTTGCCCAGGGCGTCGACGCGGCACGGGAAGACATCCATGGGCTGGCCCGGGACGTCGCCGCCGTCCTGCCAGATCATGAACCCGACCGTGTCACGCGGCAGGACGTCGCGGACGTCGACGCCCTCCCGGTCGGCGTAGAACGTGAGGGAGCTGGCCTCCACGTTGATCCGCCCGCCGATCTGCCGCACGAACCGCTTACCGAAGTCCGGGGTGTCGATCGTGCCGGACGCGACGGTCCAGCCGGCCATGTCGGCGATCTCGTCGGTCAGGATCGTGGCGGCGTCCAGCTCGTCGCGCTGCACGTCGAGGATGTTGGCGATCTCCAGCGCGAACCGCACGACGGAGATCTCGGGCGCGAAGAAGCGCTCCGAGGTCGCAAGCTGATTCATGTGCGGGGCCTCCTACTCGGTGAGGGTGTCAGGGGCGGTGGAGGCCTCGGCCGAGGCGTCCGTGCTCGACGCCGACGGCGTCGAAGAGCTGCGACCGGCGCGACGGCCCGTCTTCGTCGGAGTCGGCGCGGCCGGCGGCACGTCAACGGTCACGGCAGCCCGCGGCGCTCCGTCCGCGGCCGCCGACTCGCCGGCCGACGAGTCGGCCGGCTCGGGGGCCGCGGGCGGGGTCGTCGACCAGCCCTGGGACTCCCAGTGCTTGACCGAGCGGGGGTGGACCCGCGACTGGCCCGCCTTGGGGTGGTAGATCGTCACGAACGTGCGGGGCACGGGCGTCTTCTTGCGCATGGAGGTGTTCCTCTCTCAGGACAGGCCGGCGCGCCGGCTGATGTCGTCCAGGGCCGTGGTGACCTCGTCGACGATGCGATCGGACTGCCGATCCAGCGCCGGCAGCAGATAGGGGCGAGCGAGCTGGCGGTACCAGTGCGCGTCGTCGCCGAACAGGGGGTGGGCGAAGGTGTCGCCGAGGATCCCCTCGTACACGCGGGCATGCTCCGCGACCTTCAACGAGGCCCGGATCGAGACACCAGGCCGGCGCGCGCCCAGCGACACCCGCACCGACAGCGAGCCTGGGACGCGCGAGGACCACGACGCCGCAGCCTGCGCGTCGCTCAGGAACGGGCCCGCCGCGCCCCGCAGGATCTTGCGGGTCTCCGCCCGGAACTCCTTCGGCATGCGGGACAGGCGCTGAGCCAGGCTCCGCACCTCGCCGAACTCCAGGATCTCCTCGGTCACAGGATCTTCACCGCCTCGACCGCGAAGAACACCGTGCAGGTCACGCCGTCCTCGTGCTGGATGACGACCCACTCCATCTGCCGGCCCAGACGCGCCCGGTCCCACACGGCGCCGGTGTGGGCCACGCGCAGGGCGGTGTCGATCGCCCGCAGGTGGCCCGCGCACGTGTCGCGGACCTCCTTGGCGTCCGTGTTCCCGGTGGAGATCGTCAGCATCGACCGGACCGTGCACGTCTCCTCGTACCGCGGCCGGCCCATCCCGGACTGCTCGGCCACCTCGGTCGTGTAGCCGGGCTCGTTGCCCGAGGACGGCATGCCCACGACGATCGCCGCGGGCGCCACCTCACCGACCGACGGCCCGTCCTCGACCTGCAGACCCGTCGCCGTGGTGAACAGAGCCAGCAGCGCGTCGACGACCTGGTCGATGTTCGTCACCGCGGCCATCAGGCGAACCCCGGCAACCGGTAGTCGGCCGTCAGCGACTCCACCGTGAACCGCTGCCCCATCGGGGCACCGTTGTCCGCCGGCGACGCGAACGCCTGCGGACGCCCCGCACGCCCCCGGCGCCGCTCCCACAGCTCCCCGCCGCGCACGAACACCGCGAGCGCCAGGTCTTCCGGGACCGGATCGCGGCCGACGGTCAGGGTGAGGTCCGTGGCGTCCGGGTCGATGCCGGTCATGTACCCGTCCACGGAGACGGTCACGCCGTCCGGCGGGGTGATGATCGGGCCGTACGGCCACGCGTAGCTGCCTGCGTGCCCTGCTGGCAGGGGGACGGTGACCTCGCGGGCCGGGATGGCTCCGCAGCGGCCCTCGAGCTCCCTCAGCGCGGCACGCAGGTACCGCTCCGCGAGCGTCTTCTCTGTGGCGTCCGTCAGGCGCAGGTCGTTCTCGAACTCCTGGACCGACAGCGGGGTCTGGAGTTCGCCGGGCGGGGGCAGCGACACTGTTACGCCTTGTCGGCGGGCGTGTCCCCGGCGTCAGCGCCGGCGTCCGGCTTCACGTCACCGGCGGGCTTGGCAGCGGCCTGCGCGCGGCCACGACGCGCAGTGGCTGCCTCGACCTTTCCCGTGTCGGCCGGAGGCGTCGCCGTCTCCACCTTGCCGGTGTCGGCCGGCGTCTGGGTCTCGACGTTCGGCGTCTGGGGCGGGGTCAGCTCGACGTTGGTCGCCGGGTCCGGGCGGGTCTCCTCGCGCTCGACGCCGACCTGTTCGACCTGCTTGGCGGCGATCATGCCGGCGGCGACGGAGTCGGGCAGTTCCATGGTCTCTCCCACCTTCGGCCAGTAGCGGCCGTTGTACAGGCCTGACGGGCGGTGCTTGATGCGAACCTTCACGGGTTCACTCCTTCCGGGTACGACGCAGGCGCCGGACAGTGCGTCCGGCGCCTGGTCAGGTGGGTGGGATCAGGCCGCCGCGCCGTGCGCGAAGAACTTGACCGCGTTCGGGTCGAGCGCCACGGCGCCGGTGCGCACGATCGCGCGGAAGGTCACCTGGTCGGTGTCGAACGCGAACTCCGCGGAGCGCTCGAACCGCAGGCCGCCGGCGATGCGGACCTTGAGCGCCGACCAGTCGCCGAAGAAGATCGACTTCGCGTCCGCTGCCGGGGTGGGCAGGTACGGGTCGATGTACACGTTGCGGCCCTCGATCATGCCCGGGTCGCCCGCGGTCAGGGCCCGCTCCCAGACCATCTCGCCGTCGGCCGTCTTGAGCTTGCGGACCATGGCCGCCGTCGGGTCGGCCATCAGCCAGGACGCCGCGGTGCGGTACGGGCTGATGACCGAGTGGAACAGGTCGATCAGCAGGTCCGACCCCTGGCCGGCCTCCGACTGCGAGCCCAGGCTCGTGGCCGTGTCGACAGCCGGGCCGGTGACACCGGCGGTGGTGAACCCGGCCTGTGCCGCGGTCGAGGCGACCTGGGCGATGCGCAGGCCGAGCTGGCGGCCGGCGTTGCGAGAGATGTACGCCTCGATGTCGAACGTGGCGTCGGCGACGAGCTCGCTCGGAACCCGGGTCAAGAAGCCGTACTTCGAGCTGGGCAGGTCCACGGTCCCGAGCGTCGAGTCGCTCTCCTGGATCGCGGAGTTGGCCGCCACGACGGCGTCGTCCGTCTCGGCGTGCAGGGTCGCACGCGGCATCGGGATCGCGTTGCCGTGCGTGGTGGAGATGACGTCGACGCCGGCCTGCAGGATCTCCGAGGACTCGACCGCGTACTCCCACAGGCGCCCGTAGACGCCGTCCTTGCCGATGCCGCCGTCGGCGGCCATGGCGCGCGCCTCCTCCTCACGGACGTTGGTGCGCCGGTTGGCCAGGAGTGCGCGACGCTCGGCGCCGCGGACCGAGGCGACGTTGTACCCGTCGCCGAACTTCGCGGCGCGCACCCACTGCGCGAACTCCGACTCGGTGCCCTCGTCCTGTCCGCCGCGCTGGCCGGGGTTGACGCCCGACTTGCGGAACGAGGCCTCGATGTCCGCGGCGCGCTGCTCGCCGTCCGCCACGGCCTGGCGGCGCGTGTCGAGGGCCGCGACCTCGGCGTAGAGCTTGTCGAACTTCTCCGACTCCTCCGCGGTCAGTGCGCGCGACTCGGTCACGCCCTGCTGGGCGATCGCGGTCGCCTGGTCGATGAGCGCCTCGCGGTGCTCGTTCATGCTGTCGAGGATTACCGACATGGGACACCCCTTTCATGGGTCGAATGACTGGTTCGTCCCGGTGGGTGGCGCCCTGCCGGATGCGGCTCCCTGCCGCGGGCGGTACTGCTTCCGCCGGAGTGCGGGTGGGTGTCGCCCTGCCCGCGCTCGGTGGTGGTCTGGTGGGTCAGCGGCGCGCGGCCGCGATCTTCGCGAGTGCCGCGTGCGCCGACGTCGTCGGCGCCGGCGCGGCGGTCTTGTCGGTGCGCTGGAAGAACCGGCGCAGACCGTCCTCCTCGGCCGCAAGCGCCCGGACCTCCTCGACGGTGGCGTCGAACTTGCGGGCCAGGGAGGCGTAGGCGGCGTACGGGCCGACCAACGCGCCGGCGACGGTGCGCTGCTCGTCGACGAGGCCGCGGGTGCCGACGCTGGTGTCGTCGTAGGCGGGGGTGTTGACCGGTGCGACGTCGCGCAGGCCCCCGGACAGCAGCGAGCGCATCGGGAAGCCCTGGTCGGTCTGGGACCAGTCGTCCTCGTACATGACGAACGCGAACGAACTCTGGGTGACGTCCCCGCGCTCGACGAGCTCGTACACGTCCGCGCGGGTGGCCGGGGTGTCGACCTCGTAGGCCAGGCCCACGTCGTCGGTCTCCAGGCGCAGCGTGCGGGCGGAGCTGGTGCCGAGCAGCCGGTTGTCGTCGTGGTTGTAGCGGGCGATGACGCCGGGCCAGCCGTCCCCGCGGGACTTGTTGAAGAAGGCGGGGTCGATTCGCTCGACGAAGCCGCCCAGGTTCCTGCTCAGGCGGTCGAACTTGGCGGCGTACCCGCCGATCGTGCGCTTTTCGGCCGTGGCAGCCCGGACCTCGACCCGGGCCTCCATGAACCGGCGCTCAACAGTGGTCGTCACTGTGCATCTCCTGTTCGGGGGTTGACCGGCTCGGTGCTCGGCCGGGGGATGTTGTAGAAGTCGCCGCCGGGCACGGGCGGCATGTCGTCCTCGGCGCGGGCCTCGTCGACGTTCATGCGGCCGTCCTTGAGCTTCGCGCCGACGATCTCGGTCTGGGTCTTGATGTCGGTGCGGATCGTGGCGGCGACGTTGAGCCTCACGTGCTGCCGGGGCGGCAGGACCCGGTCGACCATGGCCTCGAAGCGCTCCATGTACGGGCGCATGTTGTTCGCCCGGTTCAGCGCCTTGGACTCGTCGGTGGCGTAGGTGAGCGACTCGGTCGCGCTACCGCCGACCTCGCGCGGATCGATGCCGAAGATCGCCGCGGTCTCGTTCGCCGTCAGCTGCAGCGTCTCCAGGAACTGCTTCTGGTTGGGCGGGATGACCTGAGCGGTCAGATCCCAGTCCTTACCCGTGACGAACGGCTTGCCCGAGGAGAACGAGCGCGACGCGCGCGCCTGCACGATCTCGGCCTCGCCGGTGTTCAGGACCCGCTCGGCGTTCCTCAGCACCGACGGCGGCAGGCCTCCGCCGCGGGACACGTCGGAGTACTCCTGCGCGGACAGGCCCGCCTTCCAGAACGCAGCGAAGTGCTCCAGCGGCGAGACGCCCAGCACCTTGCCGCTAGGGACGATCCACGGGGCGTGCACGAGGTTGTAGCTGGGCGTCTGCTGGCCGAAGACGTACCACTGCCGCATGGTCTCGTCGAAGGTCCAGTCCTCCGGCTCGAGCCACAGGACGTCGGTCGGGTACCCGAAGCCGTCGGCGGCAACGATCCAGCCGACCGAGTTGCCCTCCACGGCCTGCCCCCAGGACCACTGCGCCATCCACGACTTGAGGCCCGGGCCGCCGGGCTCCTCCTGGCGGCGCAGGAAGGTGGGCAGCTCGGTCGGGCGACGGTTCTTGCCCTCTTCCTTGTACCCGTCGATGGGCATCGAGGACATGTAGTCGACGATGTGCCGGATCGAGGCGAAGTAGGGCACCAGGCCGGTGGCCTTCTTGGCCGAGCCGGGCGCATCGCCACCGGCCAGCCAGTCCGACCAGCCGTCCGAACGGGCCTCCTCGCGGGAGAACAGGAGACTCACGCGCTCACCGCCGCACGCTGCGCCAGAGCCCGCAGCGCCACCCGCCGCCGGCGTGCCACCACCAGCGCCGTGACCACGGCCCTCCAGCGCGCGCCCAGGGCGCGGCACCAGCGTGCCGGGGCCTTGGGGTTGGTCAGGAGCCAGGAGAACGCGACCATCCCGACGCCGGCGACGGCCAGCGCCAGCGGCAGGGCGACGGCGGCCGCCCAGACGGCCAGGGCGGCCACGACGAGCAAACCGCCGACTATCTCCATGACGGTGGTGACGAGCTCGCGCACAGGGTGCCTCCTCACATGATCGAGTCCTCGATGTCGTATTCCGGCGGGGCGCTCATCACGAGCTCCTGGCGGGCGAGCGTGACCGCGTACAGGGCGGTGATGTCCCCGCGCGACTTCCCGCGCGTCCAGATCCACGCGTCGATCGCCTTCTGCGTCTCCGCGGCCCGGATCGCAGCGATCAGCTCGCCGTCGCCGCCGAACCGCAGGCGCCCCTGGACGAAGTCGTCGTACAGGCCCGAGCAGCCGTCGACCTTGTTCCGGTAGGTCATCCGGCGGACCTCGAAGCCCTCGTCGTCCAGGTCCTTCTCCAGGCTGCCCGCGGGCCCGGCGCCGTCGATCACGACCACGTTCCCGCCCAGCTGGGCCCGCAGACGCACCATCGCGCCGACGGTCCAGTCCGTGCCGGTGTCCTGGGCTGCGATCTCGACCCAGCAGCGAGCGCCGGGCGTGGCGCCGGCCAGCGCGATGGTCGAGACAGCGCGGTCGGGTGAGACGTCGATCGACCACAGCGGGTCGCCGGTCCAGTCCGGGGCGTCCTCGTCGTCCTCGATGCACTGCTTGACCGAGGCCTGCGGGATCACCCAGTCGTCGGCGCCGGTGGGACGCCACCAGCCGACGTACGGGCGCCAGAACTCCCACGGGTCGGACTCGGCGGCCTCGCGGTCCGCGGCGAGCGTTTCCTCGGTCGTGAGCCAGCCCAGGCCCGGATGGCAGTACCACCACGACTCCGGGTCGTCCGGGTCCATGTCCGCCGGCAGGGCGTACTGCACGAAGCAGGTGCGCGACCGGGTCGGGCCGTCGGGTCCGAACTCCTCGGTGAGCGACTTGAACCGGGCCTCTTCCTGCTCCCGCTTGGAGAGCAGGTAGGCCGACTTCGCCGAGCCGGCCGCGGACAGGATCAGCAGCTGCGCGTGCGGGATGGTCGACATCGCCGGGCGCATCGCCTGCTCGGCCTTGCCGTCGGCGTGCGCGAAGGCTTCGTCGATCATGCCCTTGGTCAGGGTCGGGCCGTGGCCCGACTCCTCCTTGAGGGCCTCGACCTCCCACTTGGCGCCGGTCGTGAACCGGATCGACTCCGACGCCGTCGTCCCGTCCCAGCCCGGCTTGTTCGTACGCTTGCCGTAGGTGCGGTCCAGGAACATCTCCAGCGGCGAGCGCCGGATCATCTTCCAGAACTCGTCCTCGAGGCGGGTCGAGGCGGCGCCGCGGGTCTGTGCCGTGTACCGGGTCAGGGAGTCCGGGTAGAACAGGCCGGTCTCGGTGCCCTCCACGACCGTGAAGGTTGTCTTGCCGATCTGCCGCAGGCCGATCAGGACCAGCGTGCGGTACCAGTAGGTGCCCGTCGCCGGGTCGATCTCGCCCCACACGTCCGCCAGTTGCCGCTGCCACGGGATGAACGGCTTCCCCAGCGCCCGGGCGACGCCGGCCTTGCGGTGCCCGGTCGTTTCCCGAGTCGGATGGCGTGGCGTGTGGAACAGCGGGATCGCCTCGGGGCGCTCACGCCCCACCCGACGCCCCCGGCGTCTCGGCGCCCTGGCCGCCGCCGGCGATCAGCTGCAGCACCTTCGCCCTCTTGTCGTCCTCGGACTCGCCCGGATCGCCCGGCGAGGGCGGGAACAGCAGCTTTCCGACGTCCACGAGCCGCTGCGCGAGCGGAGAGACCAGGTCGTGGCGGTAGGTGCGCACCGCGCCGTCCAGCGACCGCGCCACCGTGAGGGCGACCGCCTTCAGGAACCTGGGCTCGCCGTCCTCGCGCTCGAGGTCGTCCGCGAGCGCTGACTCGATCGGCCCGGGGCTGGCCGGCTCCGGCTCCGGTTCAGAGGCCGGCACGACGACGGGCGGGGCCTCGGATGCCTCGACGCCGGCGGCGGCGAGCTTCTCGGCGCGTTTGCGCGCCCGGTAGGCCTTGAGGTAGTCCGAGTTGGCCTTGCGGCCGACCTCGCAGTCGCATCCGGCCTGGTAGCAGGAGCGTCCGTGGTCCGGCCGGTCGAGCGTCGTACGGATGCGAGCCACGGGTTACACCCCCGAACTAGTTACAGGCCCCGAAGGTCTCTGTGGACAGAAAAGGACAC